TTCTGTTGTCGTATTTGGTATTAGCCATACGAAGCTCCTAATAATATGCGCGCCTATCTCGGTATACTTCTTCTTCATCCTCGTCAGAATAAAGATTGATGAAGTTACCCTGTCTGAATCTTAATATCGCCTGCGTCGTAGTGTCTACATAATCATCGTGCGGTGCAAACGGAAATGCAGCGCATTCCTCAATCACCTCATCCGCAAATACACGATCAGGCGCCCATACCATCCCAGCCTCAAACACAGGACTCGCCGCATGCACACGAGTCATCTTGTCATTACCTCTGGAAGGCCGGTAATTCACCACAGGAATTCCCATCGCCCTCAACTCGTGCGTCAGCGGCGTGCCACTCGCCTGAGCCTCAATCAACACCATGTCGGGGTTGAACTCAACATACTGCTCCTGCGCAACTGACTTCAACTCAGGGAAGTCCCACCTGCCTTTCTGCGCATCCAACAAAATAATCGCATCACCCATGCCTTCTTGCGGCGAAAATACGCCCCATGTGGTGATAGCGGAGTAGTCCGCCGTCTCCTTCTTAGAAAACGCAGTATCATACGACTGAATAACATAATGACACGCAGGAGGATCTTCAGCTTCCCATAGCTGCCACCACTCCCGCTTGATAATCGCACCCTCTTCCGACGTAGGATTCTGCTGATACTGCGCATTCCACTTGGAAACAGGGATCGACGCCTTAACTGCATCCAATTCCTCCTTCTTCCAGAACTCTGGCCACAACACATTGCCCGAATCTTCAAAAACAGCAGGCAATTCAACCACCTCCCACTGGTCAGAGTGCGTCTCCGTCTGCCGATTCAACAACCTACCCGTCAAATCCGCCGTATTCCATCGAGTCATCACAATAACAATCGCACCACCAGGCTGAAGTCGCTGCCTCGGCCCCGATGTGTACCACTCGTAACAGGAATCCAGCAGATTGATCGACATCGCGTCCTGTTCAGAGTGCGGATCGTCAATAATCAATAAATCTGCACCCCTACCCGCTATCGCACCACCCACACCAGCCGCAAAATATTCACCACCCTGACTCGTTTGCCACTTCCCCGCACTTTTTGAGTCAGAGGCCAAGGATACCTTGGGAAAAATATTAGAATACTCGTCCGAATCCATCAGGTTACGCACCTTGCGACCAAAATTGATCGATAAATCAGCCGTGTGCGTGGTCTGCATGATCTTCATGTCAGGATTCAAACCCATCACCCAAGACGGAAAGTAGATCGAAGCGAACTCACTCTTCGTATGACGGGGCGGCATGTTCACAATCAACCGCTTCAACTCACCCTTCGCCACACGAGTCAACTTCTCCGCAATGATCCGATGGTGATCACCCTCAATGAAGCCCGGCCAGATGTACCGTATGTACTCCATGAACGAGTCCTTCGCCTTGTGCTGCGTATCCAGAAGCGTCAAACGCTCCTGCAACATCAAAATCTCTTTCATCTCACCTTCAGAGAGGTGACTGAGGTTAGCCATTTCTATTTTTCATAACATTATGGGTGGGGAACGTTATATATACACTAACACTATACGCTGCGCTGTATAGGGGGTGGTGGGGTCGCGACAAGTCGCGGGCTTTTTTTGGGTGCGCGCCCTAGGGTACCTAGGCCGCTCGCAGGTTATGCAAACTGTTAGGCTGAGCGGGCGACTGAGTGGCGCGATGGAAGGCCGCGACGATGTGAGCGCGGAGGTTTAACAGTGAGGCGCGCCCTATCGATCAGGTGATGTCTAACTTGTGTCTAGGTTGTTGCGTTGGCGTTGCGTTGTTTTGCTTGTGTGTGTTGTTTTTTTCTGATACATTGCATTTGTGCAATGACGCACTGAAACAAAAGGCAAACAAAATGGAATCACTCAAAGATCTAATCGCAGCGCAAAAACTTTTGAAGTTTGAAATATCGCAAACCAAAAAAGCAAAAGAGTTGGCTGCTATCGAGGCCGCGATTGCTGCAGCAATGTCACCAGCAAAAGACCGCGCCAAAAAGATCGCGGCGCGCACTGGTCGCAATGAAGGAAAAATGCAGATCAATGGCGAGACCGCCAAGTACAAGGTCACACTCGCGCAGGTCAAGGCCCACGAGCGCACTAGTGTCCGCATCGACATGGTCTAGGCATCAACGTGCTGGGCATCCAATCGGGTGCCCATTGCGATGCGGCCTCGCATCAATTAAACTGTAACGACAAAGCAAAAGGATAAAATGCTATGACCGATATCAACACCAACGGCACCAGCTATTGCGGATGCTTCAAAATGCCATACGCCAAACTGGTCGAGCTTATAGGCGAGCCCAACGCCATGAGTGACGGCTACAAAACCGACGTGGAGTGGGCCTTCGAGCGCGATGGCGTAGTGGCCACAATCTACAATTGGAAGAATGGCCCGAACTACATTGGCCGCGGCACCATCGAGGACGTAGACGAATGGAACATTGGCGGGCATGACCTGACCGCAGCCAACGACATGGTTCTCGAACTAATCGGCAACCGATAACCTAGACGGGGGCTCCGGCCCCCACTCTCAACCTGATCCACGGATCAAATCAAAAGGAAAACAAACCAATGGCAAACCCATTCGGAAAGACACGCGACGTTGAAAAACCATATGCAACCTATGTTGGCTATCACCGCGACCTAGGCCCAATCGAAATACGCATACTGAAACGCTACAAGCAATCAGTCGAGGCCGAGAAAAAGAACCAGTACTCGCGATGGTTCACTGCAGCCAAGTCGGATGCGACATTTGGCAGCTGGGATTATGGCGACCAATACGCTGGCATGATTCAGTCCTGCTACCGGCTGCTCGATGCCGAGCCTGAGTGGCTGGAACAGTATCAGTCATAATCAACCTGGGGGCTGCGGCCCCCATTTTTTTCGGATCAACGCCAGGAGCCCGGCACCCGGCACCCAAAGCCGCAAGCAAACATATATAAATGGCCAAGGGCCGCAAGCCTGCGAGGCCGCAGGCATTGCGAACAAACATATATAAAACGCACAAGGCCGCAAGCCTGGCAAGCCGCAAGCCGAGCTCATGACGGGTTCGAAGCAAATGCTAGGCACCAAAAAAATGTGCAAATACCTAGCAAAATTTGCTAAAATCGACGCAACAGTCAAGCAATTGGCTGGCAACAAAAGGAAACAAAAGGATGAAAGTATCAGAAGCGCGCGCCGCTGTAGGCGGGCTGTCACAAACTAGCAAGATGCCTTGCAAATCTTGGGGAATTAGCGCCAAGGAATGCAAGACTGGTAGCAAACTCGCCAAGGTAGAAGGCACGGTTTGCCATGGATGCTATGCGCTGAAGGGCGCGTATGTTTGGCCGGTAGTGGAAAAGGCGCACGCCAAAAGGTTAGACGCAATCTTCACTGCTGGCTGGGTCGATGCCATGGTAACCGCCATCAATGGCGACGAGTATTTTCGTTGGTTTGATAGCGGCGATATCCAAAGCGACGAACACCTAGCCAATATCGTGCGCGTAGCAATCGCGACACCAAACACCAAGCATTGGCTACCCACCAAAGAATATCTAATGGTAGCGCGATTCATGCGCAAGCACGGAAGCTTCCCAAAGAATCTGATAGTGCGCGTATCGTCACCCAATATTGACCAAGCACCTATCAAGCACTACCAGCACACAAGCACGGTTCACATTGGCAAACCGTTTGGCCGTGAGTGTATCGCGTACAAGCAAGACAACGAGTGCAAAGATTGTCGCGCATGCTGGAATCCACGCATCAAAAACATATCTTACAAATACCACTAAGGAGACAAAAACCATGGCTATATGCTGGAAAAACGACATACATGCGGAAGCAATTTTTACTTTCGCAAACCACGAGCAAGAAATGGGAGAGCAGAATTTCAAGCTTGACGTGACCGAGTCAGAAGATCGGGTGATCTATAACCTCATACAGTCAATGTTTGATATCAATAGCGTTGATGAATTAGAGCTAATGAGCGATATCGTAAAGGTATCGTTCTGCTTTTCTGATGGCACGAGATACCCGCAGAAAAAGCTCACGGAGAAAGAGGAGGCGCAATTGTGGAAGCTTCCCTTTATGAAAGCTTTCCTTGCACGCAATGGCAAGTACTACTTCGACGAGGAGCAGCGCGACGAAGTCGAGTCATCCATCAAGGAGTTGCTGGACTGCTGGAGAGAAGAAATATGTTAAAAACCTATTACGTTTCAGTAGAAATCAAAGAGGTTCACACCTACGAAGTGAAAGCTAATAGCGAGGAAGAAGCTTACAACCTGATAGACGATGCCAGCCTAGAAGAACCGACCTATCCGGTAGACTTCAATACCGGCGAGCCAATACCTGGCGTCGAGTACGGCGACTGCAATATCCGATACATCTACACATACACGGACATCGAGGCGGGGGAGTAATCCCCCAGGCCCTCGGGCCCGCCGCCGTGATCCGCGGATCGCCCAAGGCCGCAAGCCGCAAGCATATATATTCGATCAAGGCCGCAAGCCCGCAAGCATGCTTAAAAAATCGCAAAAGGCCGCAAGCTCTCAGACGCACGCACGGCCCCGTACAAGGCCGCAAGGCCGCAAGCCTACGCAAACCCCTAGGCGGGCGGGAAAACGCCTCAAATCAAACGCTAGACCCCTTGTGAGAGGGGTGGGGAGCGACTAACCCCCACAAATCCCCACATTTTGGAGCATTTTTGTCGGCACTCATAATTCTCTATTGACATAGAACGCCAAAGCATTATTATCGAACGCGCATAGCAAACAAAAGGAGAAAGCATATGCCACGCAACAACAAACCATTCCAACCCAAAGACCTTGACCCTACGCTTGCAGCGATAGAGCCACGCTCTACCATGGAACTCAAGAACCTCAGTCACAACGTGACCTTCTCTGAGGAAACGCACTGCTTCCGAGCATCTGTCTACATCAACGGCAAGCGCATGTTCTCTGTGTCCAACGGTGGCAACGGTGGCCCGAACTTCTACTCACCATCTGATTTCGGCAAAGGCAAAGAAGCTTTTGATGAGGCCATGGCAATCGCCCGTGAAGAGGCCAAGCAATACACACTCAAGAAGATTGAGTTAGGCGAAGACCTGCAATGGGCGATAGATGCATTCGGTGATGGAAAGAGTGACGAGCTAATCGACTGGCTGATCACGGATCTGATCAACGAACAACTAACGCTAAAAGAAATGCGCAAGACGTTGAAGAAGAAAGTCGCGGTCTATGACCCCAAGAGCAACGACATCTTACAGCTTGGCAAAGACAAGCCCACCGATGAGATCTTAGAGAAATACAAGGCTCACTTTGTCTTGCAGCGCACTGACAAGAACGCCAAGGATTGGATATGGCTCAACATTATCCCAGAGGCGGAAGCATACAAATACTGGAGGACTGCATCATGAGTTCAATCGACGGCAAGATTTCTTGTGACCGCTGTGGTGAGTACAACCATGAACGTAGCATGGTGTTTCACGGCACCACCGCGATGTGCATTGGATGCGATGACGAGGTCGAAGAGTTGGAAGAGATGTACGGCCTGAACAAAGAGCAAAGGCTTAGCCGCCTTGGTCTTGCCACATCGATTCCTGACGCCAATGTTTCTGGCACCACCGTTGCTGACGAGGACATCTTCTTCGCCTGCGACGAGTGCGGCACGATGACTGCTGAGCACATGCTTGCATCAATCAACACTGACACGGGCATGCGTAACTGCTGCCCGATGTGCTACAGCGAATGCTACGAAGATTCTCGTGGTGTTCTGACTGAGTACACCATCAGCTACCTTGAAGTAATCAAGCACGAAGTGAAGGTCACAGCCATGAGCCGTGCCCAAGCGGAGCGCATCACGTTGTCTGGGAACAAAGAGTTTGCTTTGCGCACAACCCGACTGCCTCAGACCATTGGCAAATCAATCGTGATGGAGCCTTGATCATGGAAGACCTCATCTCATCAACAGATCCCTACGAAAAAGAAACTCGTGGGGGCATGAGAGCCAACTCATCCACGATGCACCAACACAAAGTTGAGCGTGAGTTCACATGCTTATGGTGTGGTGTGAAGTTCATGAGCACGCAGTCATCAGCCAAGTACTGCTGTCAGGCGCATCGAAGCAAAGCCTTTCGAGCGGTTAGACGCATTGATAAGCCAAGGCGTATCACTCAACTGAGGCGTAGAGGCAAAGGTTTCAGACCACCGATTGCGTTGGTTCGTTACCATTCGTCCTCTTCGTCTGGCTCTAAATCATCCTCCTCATCTTCTTCGTCCTCCTCCTCCTCACCTAAATCATCCTCATCACCTAAATCATAATCCTCACCTAAATCCTCTTCATCCTCACCATCGAGGGGCTCCGCTGCGGGCTCCTCATCTTCCTGTTCCTCGAACTCTGCATCCTCAAACTGTGCCTCTTCAACATCATCATCAGGCACATCCTCAACATCAATCACGCTGTCATCCACCACTGCAGCGCGCAAGCCGGGCATCAGCTGATTTTTGTCGAGCAGAGCATTCAACCTGGCCTCAACTTCTGATCGATCCATTTGGTCGATTCGCCCGTGCTTGATCTCTTTCTTCTCAACCATCAGGCCCGCAAGTTTTGCTCTACCCAACTCTGCTGTGACGGCTGCACCATACGATCCATCTTCAACTGCCCTGTCCCTTATCATCTGCAAGTCACGCGCAACCTTCTCAAACGTAATCTCATATTTCTTCTGCTGCGCCTCTTGCAGTTCACGAATCTTCATCTGCACGTTCATGTATCTGGGATCATTCAAAAGCACATACGCAATCTGCCGTGGGTTTGAGTAACCTGCTCGATGCGCAGCTTCTGTGTTAGTCAGATCGTGATACACATAGTGCTGAATGAACGCCTGCTGCTTCTTGGTGAACGGCTTCTCCTTGTGCCGCTCTGGCAGACTACGCTTTGGATTATTCAACATATCGACAGCTTGATTCTTTGCCATACAAAATCTCTTCTATGCGCCCTTGTTTGTCATCCTACAAAAAATTTTTTTTCTTTTCTTCCCCCTTCCTCAAAGAGGGGAGATCGGGTTATCCCGAAGGGGAGATATTTCATATATCTCTCCCCCTCTTTAGAGGTGACCCATGTGACCCTTGACCCACCTTTTAAAATCAATGACTTAGGTGGGGGTAGGGTCATGGGTCACGAGGGTCACGCTTGACCCATGTGACCCTACCTACGTTTCCTTATAAATCAATGACTTAACCAACTTATCCACAGGGGTAGGGTCAAAATAAAAAAGTGCCCTTGACCCTACCTCTTTTGGGTAAAACGACTGTTCCGCCAACCTCGAAACTACTTTAACTTTCACTTGTAAGTTCATTCCTTTTGATCTTCTTAGGCGCCCTATTGTCTGTGATCAGCAGGGCATCTCGACCACAGTTTCTGCACCCTTTTCTAGGGTAATCGACTAAGTAATATTGTGCCCTGCAGACAAGGCACTCGATATGCCAGGGGCCGTCACTCACAACTTCAATCGGCATCTTACTATTCAAATGAGCCCCTCTATCCGCACTGCCTTTCCAGTGCCGCCTGAACCTTTTGTGACCTCAAGCCTGTACATTCGGGTCACCTGGTATACTTCATCTGATGTAAGCCCCAGTGTCTTTGCGATCTCTGCCCGCTTCAGCCCCTGCTGCATCAGGCTGACAATCTTCCGCTCACGCTCCACCAGATCCATCTGTTCGCTTTTTTCTTTCATTCGCATCCGAATCCTTATTGATTTTCCCATCCACCGCTCTTTACATTCCTTTTTCTCTGTCGTATCTTTCGCTCAACACGATGTCTCCTTAACATAGTGTTTGCCCCGCTTGGCGTCTTTATTCCTTTTGTACGTCTTGCGGGGCTTTTTTGTGCCTGCGATTCACCCATGATTTTCTTTGGCAAGTTGGTCATTCAACACAATCCACGCCTTGGCTGCGGTATCTGGCACTACTCCGTTCCCCAAGAGCCTAAGTCTGTCCACCCTAAAGGCAGCCCCATTAACCACTCGACCCACGTCGGGTTCAGTTGCCCAGCTGACCACTCCGCTGGCGTCGTGCCCCGTACCGCCGGGTGATTGCCCAGCATCTTCTGCATGTTGCCGTTCGGCGTGCCCGCCGCGTCTTCGTTGGCCGTTGGCGTCGGCCACATTTGTTGCGGCAAATCCTTCAGCGCCCTGCCCCGCTTGCCATCCTGCTGTCTCGGCCCGCCCTCGCTGTCGCTGGCTGTCGGTGTTGGCCAGAGTCTCGCTGCCCCGCCCAGCGTTGTGCCGCGCTTCGGGTGATCTGGGTTGCCACTCACTTGGTTATTGTCTTGCGCTGTCGGTGTTGGCCAGAGCCCCCGCTCCACGCCCTTCACCATCACCTGCAGCGATGTGGGTTTGTGTCGAGGCCCGCCCTTCATGCGCTGCTTCATCCTCATGTGAGCCTCTGGTGATTTGTTGTCGTCCTGCGCCACTGGCGTCGGCCAGAATGTAGACCCGTTTTCTCTGATGAGGTGCGCCAACTTCAGACGCGCTGAATATTCCCCACGTCGTTGCGTAACCAAGTCCTTCCAGATCATCGATGACCTCTCTGAGTCCAAGGCTGATGTGTCCTTCGACGTTCTCAAAGAAGCAGCGAACAGGTCTAATTGTTCGTATGTGGTCGTAGATGTATGGCCATAGGTGTCTGGGGTCTTCGGCTCCTTTGCGCAGCCCAGCGGCGCTAAACGGCTGGCAGGGATAGCCGCCAGTGAGGACATCAACTCTGTCTCGAAAGCAGTGTGCTGGCAGGGTTTTAAGATCCGACCAGATAGGTGCTGGAACCAGCTGTCCCGTTTCCATCTTTGCAACCAAGTTCGCAGCGGCGAAGGCTTCGATCTCCACATGAGCGACTGTTCGATGTTCAAACCCGGCAAGCTCAAGTCCTCGCTCGATGCCACCGTATCCAGTGCAGAGACTGAGGACGGTTGGTAGTTCTTTGGTACAATCCACATCAGACATCTGCGCTCCACTTGAGTTTCTGCTGCAGCGGATGGGTGTCCACTCTAGGCCGACTAGGTGTATTCCACCCTCGATTTGCAGTGCTTGTCTGGCCAACACACCGCCATCCTGCGCCTCGTAAGCTGGCTCCGCCCTCTGACTCTAGCGTGTAGGTGATCAAGCTTGTGTATCCCATCGCTCGCGCAGCTTTCCACGCTGTTGCGTAGAGCATCGAGCAAGCGTTTCTCGTGCCGTCTGTGCAGCACCGATTGACCTCAAGAGTCCAGCCATCATCAAGATGCCGGGCCACAGGCCTGCCGACTATGGCCACACCTCGCACCACATCTTCCTCTGACACAGCTACACAGAACTTTGCACCAGGCACCGGCTTATGGTGTCGGTGATGCTGCTCCACAAAGGCGTTTGCTTCATCCAAGTTGATGGGGGTGACAGAAAGCTTGCTCATACCCCGCACATCCCGTCGCACTCGTCACCAAAGTCCATCACAATCTGATCCTCTGCAGGGTCAGCCAGGTCTGCTTCATCAAGCGGCACAAGTGATCGGTGTATGTAGATCTTGCTTGTTGTGCCACGAAAGTCATCGCGTATGTGTTTGTCCACAGCCACCGCCTGCTCCCATGACTTGGGGTCATTGGCTTTCATCTCACGCCAGGTTGCGTTGTCATGATAGGGACAGAACGTGCATGCGCTTTTGCGCGGCAGTTCGTTGTAGCCGTTGTCACGCATCCAGCGCAGGCAATGCCACCGTGACATGCGGGTTTCGATCAAAGGCCATCGGTTGTTGCACCATTTCTCTGGCGCGTCCTTCATCCTCTGTATCTCGTCGGTGCTGATGCCTATCCACTGCTCGACTGTGTCTGCTGGGATACGCTGGCGCGGTTTGTAGCCTGCCAGTTCGCGTAGCTTTCGTTGGATCGGCGTGACTTTGTAGTCGCGGGTACATTGACGCATCAAGATACCCTCGCCTATCCCACTTGGTGATGCGGTAAAGAACGGCGGTGATGCGCTTCTGTTGTTTGGGTCCATGACATCTTCAAACAGACTGCCTCGTGTGACGCGCAGCACCGGGAACGGCAGCTGGCTTTCTAGCCAGTCAAGCCATTCGTATATGTGATCAGGTTCCGCTTGTGTGTCTGCGAAGAGCGCGTAATCAGGCATGGGTGTGATCTCACCCTTCGCCGCCATCAACGCCATCACGCTCGACTGTACACCTGCGCCCAGACTGATAACCGTGAGTTTACTCATATCATTCCCAAGGCTTTGTCATTTCATTTGATTCCAGATAGTGCCACACAGCCATGCCAGGCTGAGCGTATGTCTTGACCACGCTGCCCTTATACTTCTGCACATACGACACTGCTTTTTGAGAAGCTTTGTTACCACTGTTCATACCAGCGGCGCTGAGTGCTTCTCGCGCCAACACTTCAAGTTCCTTGCGCAGATAAAACTTTGTGCTACTCATCGCATCAACCACCACGCCCGCTATCTTGACCTCATCCTCCTCGCTAAGTTGAGGCTTGACGTTGCGCGGTGTGAAGTCGTTGACTTTCCACAGGCCATCATTGAAGTCGAAACTGGCCAGATGTTCTTTGGGTTCCATGGCGTTACGCGCTTCGTAGAAGACAGACACATCGGGCTTCTCGCCGCTGAGCTTGATGCCGCTATCGAACCAACCGGCGAACACGCTGCCGCCTCGTGCAGACATGAATGACTTATCATCTGCCCGTTCTTTGCCTGTATGGTGAGCGATGATCACGCTGATACCGTGCATCTCTATGAGCATATCGACACGATCAAGGAGTTTGCGTATCTCTGTGTTGGAGTTCTCCTCGCCATCAAAGAAGTTGATGATCGGGTCTATCAGTACGATGTCGGGTTTGTGAAACGCTATCTCATCTGAGAACGCTTGTATGTCTTGGTCTTTCATCAGGTTCTTGCGTAGCCTGCCACTGATGATCAAGTTGTTGTGCCCCATCGATATCAGATCTTGGTCAAACTCAAAGCGCCTGAAGTAAGTATCGATCCTACGCTTCAAGAACTCTGCGATGATCTCTGCTTGGAACCACATCACCTTCAATGGTTTGCTGAACTCTTCGCCCATGAAGTCTGTGCCAGTGGTCGCCCCTGCTGCAAAGGCGCCAAGCCAGTTGGATTTACCTATCTTTGGTTTGCCTAGGAGCAGCACCCGACTCTTCTGAAAGATGAAAGCATCGCCCCAGAACTGTTCGATGCCATCGTCGGTCATGTCAGACCATGTGTCTGCACTGAACGGCTGCAGACCTAGCGGCCCTGACTGTGCTTCTTCATCCCCCTCGCGCTTGAGCTCATCGAGCGGGTCTTCTTGTGACTGTATCTCTTTGAGATCTTCGTTGATCTCTGTCTGCCACTTCGATGTCTGCCATGCCATGATGCCTGAATCGACATCATCGGGGTGTCGTTTGATGTGCCCGTTGACGATACTGATGGTGGTACGGGTGACCTCGATCAAGTCCATGGGCGGCACACAGGATTGATTCCAGTCTTGTGCTTTGATCAGCACCTCGCGCATACCCCAGCCCTCTTTGACCCACTTACCGACCAAGCGCGCTAGTGTGTCGTTGCGACTGCCTTGTTCTTTGGGTTCTTCTGTCAGCTTCTCGCGTATGCTTTCGACTTTGCTGCCGGTGTTGAACACATGCACTTGTTGTATGTCGGCTTCGCCTAGCAGTGGCAGGTCATCCAGACCAGACACACCGTATGACTGATCGCACTCCATGTGGTATCCCACGCTGGGTGACACCATGATGTATCCGCCATCGCCCCGGACATCCAGTTTGTTTTGGCCTACGCTGTTGCGGATCAGTGAGTTGGCACCACCGATAGAATAGAAGTAGTGCTTCCCGCCTTTGGGCGAGGTTTGTGTTAGTGGTGTTCGTGTGATGCCACCTGCATCGATCCAGTTCACAGCATCGTCTGAGTCTGCATCGACCACGGCGAATGATATGCCGGTGATTGCAGCCCAGTTTGCGCCAGGATATTGCGCATGCCACTGAGTGATCTCATCCTGTGACGGCTGGATCTTTTGATAGTGCTGCCATTTGACCCGTGGTGTCTTGGCCCACTTGGCCTTGAGATCTTCTTCGGTATCAAACGGATGACGTTGTCTGAAGTATTGTGGCACCACCTCGCTGGGTGAACCGCAGGGGATGATGTGCATCCCGTGCTCCCACATCGTGTGTAGGAGTTCTTCTTTTGCTTCGGGT